CAAAGTCGTTGCATCATCTGGATCTTTTGGAATTGGTGAGGTAGTAGTTGGTGCAGCTGCAAGTTATAGAATCCTCTCTATTGATGAGTCTTTCGATGATGTTCCTTTCGCTGCTAACGACGAAATCGAGACAGAAGCAGATGAGATTTTAGACTTTACAGAAAGAAATCCTTTTGGGGAATTCTAAATAGTTTCATAAGGTGGTAATATTATGTTAACGAATCACTTCTATCATGAGATTATTCGGAAGACCATCGTGTCTTTTGGAACACTCTTTAATAATATAGAAATACAACATACTGACAAGTCAGGTAAGGCTGTCAGTGTGATAAAAGTTCCAGTATCTTACGGACCTCAGCAGAAATTTTTAGCTAGAGTAACTCAAGGTAGAGATTATCAAGACGGTGTTGGTACTACGCTCACTCTACCAAGAATGTCTTTTGAAGTTATTGGTATGACTTATGACTCGACAAGAAAGGTGTCTACTATGCAATCTTTCAAGTCAGTCAATAAGAAGACAAACAAAATGGTAAAGGCATTTATGCCTGTCCCATACAATATTAATATGCAACTTAGTATTCTATCTAAGTTGAATGAAGATGCAATACAAATATTAGAACAGATACTACCATACTTCCAACCAGCATTTAATCTAACAGTGGATTTAGTAGATGTGATTGGAGAAAAGAGAGATATGCCAATCACTCTGGAAGGAATTCAGATGGAAGATAACTATGAAGATGATTTCCTTACTAGAAGAGCATTAGTTTACACTTTGAACTTTGTATGTAAGACTTACTTATTTGGTCCTATCAACAACAGTAGTGAAGGACTTATTAAGAAAGTACAGACAGACTACTATTCCGATACAGAAAAACTCAATATTGCAACAAGACAACAAAGATACACTGCTGTCCCTGTTGCAATAAAAGACTACACTAATGATGACACCGCTAGAACAAATCAAGTCATTGACACTGTAGTAACGGCATTTAATGTTAACAGTGCAACTCCGTTCAAGAAAGGTGATTATATACAGATTGATGATGAGAAGATGTTAATCCGAGGTGTATCTGGAAACAGATTGACTGTTAACCGAGGAGAGTACAATAGTGAAATTGTATCGCATGACATAAATATTCCTATTCATGCTATCAATGCACAAGATGACACTAAGGTAGTTGAAAAGGTACTCGAATTCGGTGATGATTTCGGATTCGGTGAAACCGTAACTGACTTTAATTCAGATGGCACTGTTTTTAGTGAAACTCAACAAAGGGATGTTGACCAATGATTGAAGATGAAAACTTTGACTCTATAGATGAGGCACTAGAGGTTTCTTCTGAAATAATTAAGAAAGAACCCATTGCCAAACCTACAAGAACTAGTCCTAAACATCTAAAGTCTGGTAAAGAAGATGTAGAGAAGGACTATGAATATAGTAGAGCTCAGTTGTATTCTTTAGTTGAGAAAGGTCAAGAGGCAGTAGACGGTGCATTAGATGTTGCACAACAGTCTGACTCTGCAAGGGCGTATGAAGTTGCTGGTCAACTTATCAAACACGTTGCAGACACGGCAGATAAACTGATTGATCTCCAGAAAAAGATGAAGGAGATTGATGAGGTCAAAGAGAAGAACACTACCAATGTTACCAATAACTCTTTGTTTGTAGGAAGCACTGCTGACTTACAAAAGATGCTAAAACAAATGAAAAAGGACACCAAATGAAAAGTTTCAAATCAATCAACGAAGAAGGTAACTGGCAGAGATTGAATAAGTATGGTGCAACCTATACTATCACTTTTCAGTTTAGAGGTCAGACTAAATTTATTCAAATGTTCTTTCCTCAAAGAGCAAGACCTTTGAAAAAGAATGTTCAATATGAATTGAACAAAGTATATCCAGGCAGTAAAGTATTATACTTTGATGCTAGTGATAAAGATCCCACGAAACCGTTATTAGTAATTGACGCATAAACTATGCCTGATAATAATGCACAATACCTTGGAAACCCTAATCTAAAAAAAGCAAACGTTGCTCAGAACTTTACTAAGAAACAAGTTGCTGAGTTTTTGAAGTGTGCTCAAGACCCTGTATATTTTGCTAAGAACTATGTACAGATCATTAACTTGGATGAAGGTCTAGTACCATTCGAGATGTATGACTTTCAAGAAAAGTTAGTTAATAATTTCCATAATAATAGATTCAATATCTGTAAGATGCCTCGACAGTCAGGTAAGTCAACGACTGTGGTGTCATATCTTTTGCACTATGCCATCTTCAACGATAGTGTTACAATAGGAATCCTTGCAAACAAAGCTCAGACTGCAAGAGATCTACTTGGTAGATTACAGATTGCATATGAGAACCTACCCAAGTGGATGCAACAGGGTATCATTGCATGGAACAAGGGATCTATGGAATTGGAAAACAAATCCAAGATCATTGCGGCATCTACCTCTGCATCAGCTGTTCGAGGTATGTCATTCAACATTATATTCTTAGACGAATTTGCGTTCGTTGCCAACCATTTAGCAGATGATTTCTTTAGTAGTGTATATCCTACTATTAGTTCTGGTAAGTCTACTAAGGTAATTATTGTTTCTACCCCAAGAGGTATGAATCATTTTTACCGACTGTGGCATGATGCGGAACTAGGTAGAAACGAATACGTCACCACAGACGTTCACTGGTCAGAAGTGCCAGGCAGAGATGAAGCGTGGAAAGAACAGACGATCAAGAACACATCAGAAGCACAGTTCCGTGTTGAGTTTGAGTGTGAGTTCTTAGGATCTGTTGATACCTTAATATCACCATCCAAGTTGAAAACTATGGTGTATGATGAACCAATAAATCGTGGAAAAAGAGGTGGAGAGATATATGAAAACCCAGTTCCAAAACATAATTATTCGATAACAGTAGACGTTGCAAGAGGTGTAGAGAAAGATTATTCTGCCTTCATAGTATTTGATACCACAGAGTTTCCGTATAGAGTAGTTGCAAAATATAGAAACAACACAATTAAACCAATGTTGTTTCCAAACGTCATTTTAGATTTTGCTAAAGCATATAATAATGCATATGTTTTATGTGAGGTAAATGATATTGGAGATCAGATTGCATCCATACTATTCTATGATATGGAATATGAAAATGTTTTGATGACTGCTGTTAGAGGTAGAGCTGGACAAGTATTGGGTCAAGGATTCTCTGGTAGTAAGGTGCAACTGGGAGTCAAGATGTCTAAGACTGTCAAAAAGATAGGATCACTCAACCTTAAGACTTTGATAGAGACAGATAAGTTGATAGTAAAAGATTATAATATTATTGCAGAACTTACAACTTTTATTGAAAAATCAAACTCATTTGAGGCTGAGGAAGGGTGTAATGATGACCTTGCCATGTGTCTGGTGATATTTTCTTGGCTGGTCATGCAAGATTATTTTAAAGAAATGACGGACGATGATATAAGGAAAAGAGTATACGATGATCAAAGAGATCAAATAGAGGCAGACATGGCACCATTTGGTTTTATATCTGACGGTATATCTGAGGAAACATCATTTGTAGATTCAGATGGAGAAAGATGGCATGTGGATGAATATGGTGATAGATCATATATGTGGGATTATCTGTAAGTGGATTTAGATGAACCAGTTTTATTTCTACATGAGAGAAAGTGTAGAGTTTGTGGTAAAACTTACTCTCTGACGGATGGATTTTATCTAACTAGGAAAAGTAGAGGTGAAAGGCCATCATCTTATTCATACGAATGTAAATCCTGTACTATTATTAGAGTAAAAAAGAAAAGAAAGAAAGATAAACCAGACGTATATCCTGATTGGTAGGAGGTTCATGCATCGTTTCCCCAGTGAAAAAGTGGTAATTTCTAAATAATAACAGAGAAAACAACTGAGATCTTCGAGGAACACTAACATGGCGCTTAATCTAGTATCTCCAGGCGTTAAGGTACGAGAAATAGACCTAACAGTAGGAAGAATAGACGGCATCAACGATCAGGTTGGAGCGATTGCAGGCCCCTTCGAGAAAGGCCCTGTAAACGAACCAGTTTTGATTGAGACAGAAGCTGACTTACTTAATACTTTTGGTTCACCAAAATCTACCGATGCTCAATATGAGTACTGGATGACTGCATCTTCGTTCTTATCTTATGGAGGAATCCTAAGAGTATTGAGAACAAACAATGCAAACTTATCCAACGCTAACGCACCTGTCGGTGTTGCAATTACAAACCTATCCATCAAGTCATCTGAAGATTATTACAATAATCGTTCAACAGATACTAACTGGAACTATGCAGCAAGAAACCCTGGCTCTTGGGCAAATGGTTTAAAGATTTGTACCATTGATGCTAAAGCTGATCAGAGAATCGCAATTGGTACTGATGGTCTTGTAGTTGGATACGCAATTACTGCTGGTTTCTCAACAAGTGTTGCAAATACAGATGGAACAGTTGGTGTTCAAACTGGATATGTCAAGGGTATAATCACTGGTATCGGTGTTAACTCAATTGACGTTAAAGTTGTTGCAAAACATAACGTATCAACAGATGTTTGGAGTGTTGCTGATTACGAAGAAGGTTCTTCAACTAACGCTTTCCAATCTTATGATGTTAATATCTACAACGAATACTTCACTAAACCAGCATCTGAAAACCAACCAAACCGTTATCAGATCTTTAACAACTCTGGAGTATCTCAAAGAATAGAAAGAACAAGATTCCAAGCTGCAATTGGTATTGGTTCTACTGTCATCACTTTTGGTGAAGATCTTAATGCGTTAAAAGTTTCACCTGGCGACCAAATTAAGTCACTTAACGGAACTTATAATGCTACCGTTATGAATGTTCAGACTCAGGTTGGTGGAGCTCCAGAGATAATGATGAATGCTGCAGCTACTGTTGCATTTGCAAATACAGACTTCATTGTTATGTCTGGTATTGGTAGTGGACTTTATCTAAGAGAAGGTAATACCGTTACTGACTGGTACAATCAACAAACTTTAGGTCTTACAAATACAACAATTAGGTGGAGACAAATTGCGGAAGCACCAACTACAACAGAGTATGCTAAAGCAAGAAACTCTAAGTACGATGAATTCCATCTCTTAGTTGTAGACGATACAGGATCAGTAACTGGTACAGCTGGTGCGATTGTAGAAAAATGGGTTGGATTATCTAAGGCACTTGATGCTAAGATATCACCAAGCACAGACATCTACTACAAAAACTACGTTGCAAACTTCTCACAGTATGCATTTGTTGGTGCTGCACAAACTGGTATGGGTCTTAAGTACTCTATGTTA